CACGCTGAAGATGTCGAAGACCTTATTTCTTCCTGATCATGTAGCGCAGAAAATTAACAAGGACCGAAAAGTTGAAAGTTCAACTGAGTCGTCCCCTGTAGATAGCGCGTACGTTAACGCTGCGGATCGAGTATTAGATCCCGCACTTTTAGATACATCCCTGATGGATCGACTGCCTCAACCTACGGGTTGGCGACTGTTGGTTATGCCGTACCAAGGTACGACTAAAACGCAGGGGGGTCTACATATCCCTGACGAAATCCGAGCTAGAGAAGCTGTAGCTACTGTTGTGGCTTACGTTTTGAAGTTAGGACCTTTGGCCTACAAAGACCCCGGCAAGTTCGGTGTTGACGCAGCGCCATGGTGCAAAGAGGGCCAATGGGTTTGTATTGGTCGGTATTCTGGTTCACGTTTTAAGATCGACGGCGGAGAGGTTCGCATCATTAATGATGACGAGGTTATCGCTACGCTCTTAGAGCCTGACGACATCAAGCACGTCTAGGAGAAGATTATGTCCCAAGAAAATGAAGAGGTCCTTGACGACGAGGACACAGGCGTAGAGGTCGAAATCGATTCTACGGAGGAAGACGAAAAGCCGTCGAAGCCTGAAAGGGTTGAAGCGGAATCTGCGGCGGAGCCTGATGAGCTAGAAAGCTATAGTCAGAAGGTCCAAGGCCGGATTAAGAAGCTGACGGAGAAATACCGTAAAGAGGAACGGGACCGCGAAGAAGCGGTTACCATGGCCCAACGGCTTCTAGACGAGAACACCAAGCTCAAGACTCAGGTTAAAAACCTGGACAAGGGCTACGTCAACTCGGAAGAATCACGCATTAAAAGTCAAGTTGCGGCTGTTAAGCAGCAGTACCGTGAGGCATATGACGCTGGTGACAGCGAAGCAATGTTTACTGCGCAAGAGCAGTTGTCTCAAATGACTCTTATGCAGGAGCGTGTTCGTGTTGCTAAACAGCGTCTGTCTGTCCAGGAAGCCGAACCTGTTCCACAACAAACACAACAGCCTGCCGCTGCCCCGCAGCAGAAGGCCGCTAAACCAGACCCCCGAGCCCAAGACTGGGCTGATAAAAACGAGTGGTTTGGTTCAGATGAAGTTATGACTTATGCTTCGTTTGGTATTCATCGCAAACTGGTTGAGGAAGAAGGATTTGACCCGTCGAGTGATGAGTACTATAGTGAAGTTGACAAACGCATGCGCACGGAGTTTCCACAGAAATTCCAAGCGGCGAAAAGATCGGGCGGAGCACAGGTCGCACCTGCTGGCGCTTCAGCTACCCGCAGTACAGCAAAATCAGGGCGCAGGTCGGTGAAGTTATCACCATCACAAATTGCGATGGCAAAACGTTTAAACGTCCCGCTTGAAGAATATGCAAAATATGTGAAGGATTGAGAATATGACTGACAGAAAACCTCGCGCAAGCGAATCACGCGAAACTGAAACGCGCCGTAAACCATGGGCACCGCCCAGTCACCTAGCCGCACCAAATGCCCCAGATGGCTTTGTGCATCGCTGGATACGAATCGCAATGCGTGGCGAAGAAGACAAGATGAATGTCAACTCTAAGCTGCGTGAAGGATGGGAACCTGTCCGGAAAGATGAATATCCAGACTATGAGGCTCCAACTATCGACGATGGTCGGTACGAGGGTATCATAGGGCAAGGCGGATTGATGCTGTGCCGAATCCCGCTCGAGACAGTAGCAGAACGAACTGCATATTACGGGGGCAGAACCCGCGAACAAATGACTGCTGTAGATCAGGACCTTATGAAGGAGCAACATCCTTCCATGCCGATTACTAATAGTCGGCAAAGTCGCGTATCGTTTGGAGGCTCACGACGAGACTCCGATTAATCTTATGAGGTGCTATTATGGCAAATTCTAACGGTTCCTTTGGGCTACGGCCTATCGGCGTTGTTGGGCAAGGTGCGAATACTACGGGTGCTACCGAGTATCGTATTGCGTCAAACAACAACACAAAAATGTATCAGGGCTCTCCTGTCATTCCTATAGCGGGCGGAACTATCTCTGTAGCGCAAGCTGCTGCTGGTGGTAACGTAGCGTTTTTGGGTGTGTTCTGGGGTGTCGAATACGTTCGCGCAACTGACGGCAAGACTATCTGGTCACCATCTTGGCAGGGAACTTCTGCTGGTGTAGATACAAACTTCCCGATCAAAGCCTTTGTTTACGACAATCCAATGCAGACGTTTACTATTGCGACATCTAATGTTGTTGCAGCAGCGAACACTGAAGCGGAATTCGTGCGATGGCTTTAAGAACATCGCGATGGCAACCGCCACTGCGGGCAATGACACCACTGGTATCTCTTCTGCATCCGCAGACTTGAACACCGTTGCTGCCACTGCTGCTCTTCAGCTGCGTGTTATTGGCGTCCAAGACGACCCTGATAATTCTGACTTCACAGTCGCTGGTATCCCATTAATCGTACGTTTGAATACGAGCTTTAATTCCGCCAATGGTGGTATTGCAGCTGGTACGCCTTCGTCCACTGGCGTTTAAGGAGGTCTAACACATGGCTATTTCACGCGCACAACTGGCTAAAGAGCTAGAACCAGGCCTCAACGCCCTGTTTGGTATGGAGTACTCCCGGTACGAAAACCAACACGCTGAGATCTTCACCACCGAATCTTCAGACCGCGCGTTTGAAGAGGAAGTTATGTTGTCCGGATTTGGCGCAGCACCTACAAAATCTGAAGGTTCTGCAATCAATTTCGACGACGCTAACGAAGCATACACTGCTCGTTACAACCACGAAACCGTTGCGCTTGCATTCTCAATCACTGAGGAAGCAATCGAGGACAACTTGTATGACCGCCTCGGCAGTCGTTACACACGCGCCCTCGCTCGCTCAATGGCTCACTCTAAGCAGGTTAAAGCTGCGTCTGTGTTGAACAATGCGTTCGCAGGCGGCGCAACTGCTGGCGGTGACGGTGTCGCTCTTTGCGCCACTACTCACCCGCTTACAAACGGTGGGACTTTCGCTAACACTCCAGCAGTGGCTGCTGATTTGAACGAAACTTCTTTGGAAGACGCTCTGATCAACATCGCTGGTTTCGTTGACGAACGTGGCTTGAAGGTCGCATTGCGCGGCATGAAGTTGGTCATCCCACGTCAACTGCAATTCATTGCAGAGCGTTTGATGGTTTCCAACCTTCGTGTTGGCACAGCGGACAACGACACGAACGCTATCCGTTCAATGGGCATGTTGCCTGATGGCTATGCCGTCAACGACTTCCTCACTGATCCAGATGCGTTCTTCCTCAAGACCGACGCGCCTCGTGGCTTTGTTCACTTTGAGCGGACTCCGCTTTCCACTAACATGGAAGCTGACTTCGACACAGGGAACATGCGCTTCAAAGCTCGTGAGCGTTACAGCTTTGGCTTTAGCGACCCACGCACAGTGTTCGGTTCACCAGGGGCGTAAGTCTTGAACCAGTACTAAAGTCAGGGGCGGTCTTCGGATCGCCTCTTTCTTTTGTTTGAAGCTGGTGTATTCTGCCATCACTAGGGCAAACATTAGCTTTGTAGACAGGTCCCGGCCCTCCTGACGTTGCATAGACTACAGAGCGAATCCTTATGCAAAGGGTACTATAATGGCTTCGACCACTTTTTCAGGTCCAGTGACCTCAACCGCTGGCTTTATCGGCGACATCATTGTTCCAACATACACAGTTGCAAACGCACCTTCAGCTTCAGACGCTGGCGCTGGCACAGTTGTTACGTTTCCAATGGCGCAGCAGGCGCAGCGATCTTGGCTTTCTCTGACGGAACAAACTGGAAGCGTTCTGACACTGGCGGCACAATCGCAGCAGCGTAAGGGGTGGGTTATGAGTAGATTCAAACCCGCATCCGCAGAAGAACTAGCAGCCCGAGGAATCGGCGTTGAAAAGGTTCGTGCGCGAAATGAGAACGGCACACTTAAAGCAGATGATCCCTCCACCCCTGATGTGAATGAGGCGTGGACGGATGCTCCTGTTAAAAAGAAACGTGGTCGTCCACCAAAGGTAAAGGAATAAACCATGGCAGGTCCAGTAACCGCCTATAATTGGGCACAGGGCACAACCGCAGCGATTGTTGGTCCTACCCGTTCGCGTCTTCGGCAGGTAGTTATTTACGCTGCCGCAGCGGGTGCGTTCACGATTAAGAATGGAGACGCCAGTGGCACGGTTCTTCTTACCCAGTCGTTCCCAACGGGTCATCATGTGATGAACATCCCAGATGATGGGATCATTGCAACGGCTGGCGTGTTTGTGGCTGCGTTCACGGGTACGAGTAATCAACTTACGATTATCTTGTCGTAGGTGGCTTGAATGGGTCAAGATATCAGATCCATTACTCAGGTGGGAACATCTGAGGTGTTCGAACTACAAGTGGCTCGGGGCCAGATTCCGGGCCACACTCCCCTATACAAATTTGGGTTTAACCCCGACGTTGATAATGCGTTAGAGACAGTTTGGTCTCAAGGCGGTCTTTACTCGTACCTGGCCTCGGCTTCAATTATAAAGGTTTCTAGTAGCTCCGCGGCTGATACGTCTACAGGCACTGGGGCTCGAACTGTTAAACTCAGCGGGTTGGACGCAGATTACAACGAGATCAGCGAAGTCGTAACTCTTAACGGGCAGACTGCTGTTAATACAGTAAACAGTTTCTTAGGCTAAACAGGGCCACGGTTGAAACTGCGGGCAGTGGTGGTCAGAACGCAGGCGTTGTTTATGGCGGCACTGGAACAGTTACCACAGGCGTCCCTGCCAGCATCTATCTTTCAATTGCGATAGGCGACAACCAAACGTTAATGACTCTTTGGACGGTCCCCGCTAATCACACGGCTTATTTGCAGACGGCGTTGTACGCCGCGGCCACTACCCAAAACAACAAGTTTGCCACAATTGAATTGTTGGCTCGGCCTTTCGGATCTGTGTTTCAAGTCAAAGACAAATTCGTACTAACCATTGGTTCGTTGGATCAGTTTTACAACATCCCGTTACGGTTTGAAGAAAAGACAGACATCGAGGTTCGGTGCATAGGCGACTCTGCCGCCGCGGACATAGCTGTGTCCGCAGGGTTAGATCTTCTGTACATCAAGAACGAGGGTCCGCTCTGATGGCTAAGATCGACAAAGATAAGATGAAGTGCAACGTTCCCAAGCGTCAGATCTCTGGCGGGAAAAAGTCTGTTGTGAAGGCTTGTGACAAGGGCAAAGAAAAGATCGTCCGGTTTGGCGACGCTAACATGACTATTAAAAAGTCAAACCCTGAACGCCGTAAGTCTTTCCGTGCAAGGCACGGATGTGATAAAGGTACGTTAGACAAATTAAAGGCCAAGTACTGGTCGTGCAGGGCGTGGTGACGTTATGAAGGTTGATCTGCAACATGTGATTTCTGTGCTAGCTCTTGGCATGTTGGGTTGGGCGTCGTTGCAAGTGTATCAGATGAACGCGGGGTTGACTTTAGTTTCGTACAAAGTTGACGAGAACTACAACATGATCAAGCCGATGTGGCAAGATTTTTTAGTAAGGGAGTCTGCAAATGGCAATGGGTCGAAGTCAGATGGCAACCCAAATATCCACGCCTTCAGGGGGAGATAGTATGAGAAAACCAGGCCTTTGGGAAAACATCGAAAAGAAAAGAAAACGCATAGAGGGCGGCAGCGGAGAACGCATGCGCAGCCCTGGAGATAAAGGTGCCCCCACTGCTGAAGCGATAAAGGATTCGCAAGGCAAGAAGAATGGTGGTATGGTGCGTTACATGGACGGCGGTTGCGTAATGGCAGGCCGTGGTGTCCGCAAAACGAACATGAGTTGATAACATGACAACATCAGGATCAAGAGACTTTAACCTCGACGTCGGTGAGATCATCGAGGAAGCGTATGAGCGGTGCGGGCTAGAAGTCCGCACGGGCTACGATGCTAAGACAGCACGTCGGTCTCTGAACCTGATGTTTGCTGACTGGGCCAACCGTGGTTTGAACTTGTGGACTGTGAAGCAAGCGACGATCACCTTAACGCAGGGTCAGGGTCAAGAGACTTTGCTCGACGATGTAGTTGATTTGTTGGACGTAGTTCTTCGTCGCAACAACACTGACTACGAGGTTGAGCGCATTAGCCGTGGCGATTACGCTACACTGCCGAATAAAACAACTCAGGGGCGAACAAGCCAGTACTGGTTGAACAGGCAGATCTTGCCTGTCATTAACCTTTGGGCGGTGCCTGAGAACTCAACGGATCAGTTGGTCTACTACTACGTCCGCAGGATTGAAGACGCTGACTCTTTGGTGAACACAACGGATCTTCCCTTTAGATTTTTCCCTTGTATGGCCGCAGGCTTGGCGTACTACATTGCGGTCAAGCGGGCTCCCGAGCGTATTCAGATTTTAAAATCTATTTACGAGGAAGAGTTCCAACGTGCCGCGGATGAGGACGAAGGTCGTACTCCGTTGAAACTGCAGCCTAGTATTCGTTATTTGAGGGTTTAATGTCATACGCTAGCGGAAAACACGCTTGGGGAATATCTGATCGGTCTGGTCGCCGTTACCGTCTTCGTGAGATGAAGGTGGAGTGGACGGGTGCCAAAGTGGGCCCTGATGAGTATGATCCCAAGCAGCCGCAGCTTTACCCGCCTAACGTTGGGCCCGATCCGCAGGCGTTGAGAAATCCTCGCCCTGAATCAGACCTTGTACAGCAGCGGGCTACCCAATGGGGTTGGAGTCCGGTAGGTTACAATTATCTTCCTGGGCTTTCCCCTCCAGATAACTTAGCGCCTGTGGCTTCTGCCGGCGTAGTAACGGTGGTTATAACATGAGTTTTACATACGACGAGTTAAAAACTGCAGTCCAAGATTACACGGACAATACGGAAAGTACTTTCGTAACCAATATACCGTTGTTCATAAGAATTGCGGAAGAGCGCATTTTAAAGAACGTTCAGCTAGATTTGTTCCGCCGGAATGCAAGCGCGACGATGACTCAAGGTAACGAGTACTTGTCCTCTCCTTCAGACTTTTTGGCTCCGTTTTCTTTGAGCTTTACCTCAAATGGGGCGAAAACGTTCGTTGAGTTCAAGGACGTATCTTTCTGCCAGACCTATACCCCAGACCCTAGCACACAGGGTACTCCCCAATACTATGCCCAGTTCGATGTTTCTAATATGATCTTGGCCCCTACGCCTGATCAGAACTATGTTTGTGAACTGCATTACCTATATCGACCTGCCAGTCTTACTGCGGGCGCAGGGTCAGGAACAACCTGGCTAAGTGAAAAACGCTGAACTGGCGTTGTTGTATGGAAGCCTTGTTGAGGCCTACATATTTATGAAAGGCGAGCAAGATGTAATGGCTATGTATAACTCTAAGTTTGCAGAAGCTATGACAGGTTTGAGAATGCTTGGCGAGGCTAAAGAGACCACTCAAGACTATCGAGTTGGTAGAGTTATTCGGGTAAAGCAATAAATGTTGCAAGGTTCAGCGTATAATGGTATACGTGCTGGCAAAATAAGGAGACTTTAACATGGCCTTTACAGGTAACTTCATGTGTACATCGTTCAAGCAAGAACTGATGGTTGGCACACACAACTTCACCGTTTCAACAGGTGATACGTTTAAACTGGCCCTATACACTAACACCGCATCGTTTACGGCGGCTACCACTGCGTACACCGCGACGAACGAAGTGGCTAACTCTGGTTCTTACTCAGCGGGCGGGGGTACGCTCACAAACGTGACGCCAACAACGTCGGGTACGAACAGCTCTGACGGACTTTGCTGACCTTGAGTTCACGGCTGCTACAATCACCGCTCGCGGCGCATTGATCTATAACAGCAGCGCAGCAGGCAACCCAACTGTTGCAGTGTTGGACTTTGGCTCCGATAAAACCTCCACAACGGGTACTTTCACTATTCAGTTCCCAACAGCGGATGCCTCAAACGCTATCGTACGCATCGCTTAAACTTACTTAGAGGAGTCTGAGCCATGGCGTTAATCGTAGCCGATCGCGTAAAAGAGACCACGAACTCTACGGGAACGGGTACGTATACCCTTGGCGGCGCGTCTAGTGGGTTTCAGGCATTCTCTGCGGTTACGTCCAACACGGACACTGTTTACTATGCAGTGTCCGATGGCGCAGACTTTGAGGTCGGGGTGGGCACGTACGCTACCTCCGGCAACTCTATTGCTCGGACTACGATTTTGTCGTCGTCTAACTCTAATGCGGCTGTTAACTGGGGTGTAGGTACTAAGGATATTTTTCTGACCTATCCCGCTGAAAAAGCGGTACTCGAAGACGTGAGTAACAACGTAACCATCGGGAACAACCTAGTTGTCGGTGGTACTGTTGACGGACGGGATGTAGCCGCAGATGGTGTTACGGCTGACGCCGCTCTGCCTAGAGCTGGTGGAACAATGTCGGGGAATTTAATCCTCAACGCTGATCCGACTATCGCACTGCAGTCCGCAACTAAACAATATGTTGACACGATTGCTGCGGCAGGTATCCACTACCATCAACCTTGCCGGGCCGAAACAACTGCGAACCTAAACGCTACCTATAGCAACGGTTCGAGCGGAGTTGGTGCAACACTAACTAACGCAGGCACCCAAGCGGCTATAGTTGTTGACGGCGTTACTCTTATCGCAACCAACCGCGTTATGGTTCAGCTTCAAACCAACCAAGCGCACAACGGGGTCTATACCGTCACTACAGTAGGTTCTGCTAGTACAAACTGGGTTCTTACCCGAGCTACAGACGCTGATTCCTACGCCCCAAGTGATCCAGATACCTTGGGTGAAGGCGATGCGTTCTTCATTACTGAGGGCACGGTTCACGGTGGTGAGCTTGACGTAATGACCACAACAGGCACAATCGTATTTGGCACAACCAATATTGTCTTTGCTTTGGTCTCTGACGCCCCAATATACACTGCTGGAACAGGCCTTTCGATCTCGGGCACAGAGTTCTCCTTAGTCACTCCGGTTTCTTCGGCCACTGCGTTAGCTACTGGTCGTACCATTGGCATGACAGGCGACGTAGTTTGGACCTCCGCTTCCTTCGACGGTACGGGCAACGTTTCTGGCACAGCCACAATCCAAGCCAACTCTGTTGCACTGGGCACAGATACTACAGGTAACTATGTTGCTGCGGGCGCTACTTCAGGCACGGGTATCTCTGGCTCGGTGTCCAGCGAAGGCGGGACTTTTACAGTTACGTCCAATGCGACGAACGCCAACACTGCTTCGACTATTGTTGCCCGGGACGGATCAGGTAACTTCACTGCTGGAACAGTCACTGCAAACCTAACAGGTAACGCCGACACCGCTACAGCACTGGCTACTGGCCGAACAATCGGAATGACAGGCGATGTGGTTTGGACTTCAGCCTCATTTGATGGTTCTGGCAACGTCACGGGCACTGCTACGATCCAAGCAAACTCTGTGACTCTGGGTACTGACACTACAGGGGACTACGTTTCTTCGATTGCTAACGGCTCCTATCTGACTGGTGGTGGCGCTTCCTCCGAGGACAAAGCCTACACTCTCGGTGTAGACGCTACTTCAGCTAACACAGCTTCTAAGGTTGTAGCACGAGACGCTTCTGGCAACTTTTCTGCGGGCACGATTACAGCGGCTCTTACAGGTAACGCCTCAACGGCTACTACGCTGGCTACAGCCCGTACTATTAACGGCGTAAGTTTAACGGCGCTGCTAACATAACCGTTGCGGACAGCACTAAGTTACCTTT